GTCGTGTGTTAGATCTTATGAAAGACCTGTGATCATACCACCGTCAGCATAGTTCATATGCTTCAATGAGTATTCGCCGACGATGAAGTGTTTGTCGGAGTCACCATTCTTAGCCAACAGTGTGCGTGAGAACGGGCGTAGTACGCATGAACGCCACATTGACGGATCAATTAGGAATGCATGTGTAGTCAACTGGTGGCGGTTTAGAACCACTTTGTATTCGCCGTATGGAGACACGTACAGGTCAATCACGTTGACCAGGTTGCGTCCTTGGGCGATCTCACGGTTACGTCCAGATGCCGCTGCAAAGTTTGCAACGATCTGAGCGTCAGCTGGTTTGATCATTAGAACTGTTGGATCAGAACCGTTGTTAAAACAGTCTTCACCAAGCTCTAGGACTTTCGCCTCTGTTAGAGCGTCAGTTGCATTGGCACCAGCGTCGACAGATGTTGAGATCTGTTGTGTCGCTGAGTCCATTTCACGTGCTACTGAGCTTGAGCCAGTTGCTTTTGCGTTATCGACACCAACATAAGCACGTTCTAGGTCGCGCTTAATTTCTTTTAGTGCCTTACCAAGTTGGTACGCAGTTTCCTTCGCACGACCATAGGTTGCAATACTATCTGCTGTTGCAGACACCTGAAACGCCTTATGTAGTATCTGACAATTCTGGGTACGCTCTACAGCATCTGTAAGAGTTGCCATAGTTGCGTCGGCCCCTTCAACCTGTGCGTTATCCGCAGCGGCAGCCAAGGAGTCCTCAAGCCAACTAAATGTACGAGCAGAGACTTTCTCTGAACGCATCATTGTAAACATAGGCGTATCTGTTGGTGTAATATCGGAAATGATGTCCGATACATCTTCTTTCTTACCGACCTGGTCGTAAGTTGTATATGTAGCCATTTTGGTTACATCCTTCTGATTTTAAGAGTTGAGTGCTATCGCTCCCAACGTGACATCAGAGCATCAGCAATATCCTCTAGGTCACCAGCACGGCTCGTGTTTGACCGTAGACGGTCTTGTGCACTCTTCTGACGCTGGACCTTTAGGTCGGCATCTGAGCGAGGTGCTTTCTTCGTCTTCAGTACTTTACGGGTGCCTTCTTTTGTCTTGATCACTTTGGCCTTCGCTTTCTTTGTTTCCGCTGTGGCCTTTGTCTGATCATAAAGACGTGCCTTGTTGAGGATCATGATGACCGTAGGGTCAACATATTGATCGACTTGTTCCTGGGGTAACCCCTGGCTGACTGCGTATGAACGGATGTTGTTGTATAGTTCATCACCCCAGTCGGGCAGTTGCTCACTTAGGACCTTCACACAATTCTGGGCAGCTTCTTGCACTTGCTTTTGTTGTTGTGCTTGGGCGTCCTTGTAGAATGCGTCAGCTTCCTCTCGTAGGAACTTGAGATCTTTCTCGGCTTCCTGGGCTTCACGACGTAATGCAGCAAAATCCTCAGTGGACATCTGTCGACTTGCGACCAGCATGTCTACCTCGGCATATGGCTTCATACGCGCTTCAGCACGTTCCAGGAGCTTTCGATAGCTGATGTCTGCCTTTGCCAAAGCCTCTTCGGCTTCTTTACGTTTGGCAGCTGTTTCTTGAGACTTACGTGTTAATGACGCCTCTTGACCGTATAGTCGCTTTAGATCCTTTAAGGATGCCTGTTTGGCTTCACCGTCGACTTGTATTTCAACCAGAGTATCGTCAGACAACTCAACTTCCGTTTCATCATCTTCTTGATCTGTCTCTGGTTCATCCGCGTCTTCAGCGTCATCAGTATCAGGGTCCTCTTCGGTATCTTCTTCTACTTCTTCAAGGTCTTCATCGTCATCTAAGGTATCTGACGTCTCTTCGTCTGTCTCGCCGACAAGTGAGTCGTCAGTCGCCTCTAGCTTCTCGTCCTCTTCAGATAGGTTCTCACCGTCTGACCAACGATCTAGAATGGCTTCGGAGGCATCAAACATGTCGTCTAATGCCCGTGGTTGAGTAGCGTTGTCTTGGACGTTATCCATGGTCCTTATGCTTCCTCTTCGCTATTGTCGCGCTTTGCCAGCACCTCGTCGCGGATGGCGACTTGTTGCTTCAATGTGTTCACCACGTCGACTAGGGCGCGATAGTGGTAATAAGTGATCGAGCGTTCTTTGTTCTCTTCTGGTTTCGAGTTCACAAAGTTCTGGAACGTCTGTTCCACTAGCTTGTTGACCACGTTGTTAAACGCTGGGGACTTGAGTAATACCTCTGCGTCCTCACCGTGCTGAATGAGTTCTTCTTCAGTCATGCTGCTCTCTTTTCTTATGCTTCGCTTTACGTGGAAGCTGTTTGGTTTTGACCTGGACAACCCGAGGCCGAAACCTAGCAGTCCTCACTTGTCGGGCTACTGGGTTTCGACGTCTCATGGGATTTATCCAGTTGGTGATGCGATAGCTCTGACGTCGTCTGCGTTTCTCGCAATCTCTAGTTCGGCTTTGTCGACAAACTGCTTGTGTTCCAGTTGTGCCTCTTTCAGATCCATACTGTCTGACTGAATTGCAAAGCCTTGTTGTGCCTTCATTTGCTCCAGCTGTAGTTTCATCTGGGCAACTTGGGCATCCATCTGTGCCTTCATCTCGGCAACCGCTGTCTGACGCTCTTGAAGCTCCATTTGCTTCTGTTGCATCTGCATTGCCATCTCCTGTGCTGGATCTGGCTGCTCTGGTGGTTGCTCTTGTGGCGGCGTTAGATAGTCTTTGACGTTCTTAATGCCGTTCTGTTCTAGAACGTGTGACATCAACTTGTACTGGTTCTCAGGTGTGTACATCGTTGACAATGTTGGATCCTGAGACATCAGACCGTGTAGCACTAGGTACTTCTGTGCTTCAGCTTCCTGTTCACCGTAGCCTAGGTGCATCTCGAC